CCAGCACGAATGACAATATCACCATTTTCTGCATTAATGAAAATACCATTTTGTCTTGTTTTGGGATTGGATCCACCACTTTTTAAGTCCGCAGCAGCATTAATTTGAACTGCTCCAGGAGCATTAATTGTCGTCCAGCCTTTGCGAGTGCCATCTTTTGTTAAATCAACAAAATGTCTTCCATCCGCACCATTTATTTTGATGGCAGAAGTTACATCTTTTTTTTCTGTGATTTCACCAGCAGCAATGCCTCCCCCACCTTGAAATTCAATGCGTTGGATATCAAATGTTTTCTTTTCTGCCATAAAATATAGAGAGATGTCTTTTTGTTATTTATTAGTAACCGTAACCACCTCCACCACCGCCGCCACCAGGAGATGGTGAGGGTGATGGGGATGGGGATGGAGATGGTGAGGGCGATGGTGAAGGAGAAGGGGTGGGAGAAGGTGAAGGGGATGGTGATGAATAAGGTGTTGGAGAGGGTGCAGGTGCTGGAGGCGTTATATCAATTGTAGGTGCTATATCGACCGCAGGTGCCACAGCTATATCAATTACTGGTGCTATCGTGGGAGTAGGTGCTGGTGCGGGGGTTGGTGCAGTTTCTTCTGCTGCATCCTCGACAGCACCGACAATTCTAATAATATCGCCTGATGTTTCGCCTCGAATACTTTCAATTTTCGTATCAAAAACAGGAATGGGTTTGCTTGTTCCTGGAACACCAGCGAACTTGTCACCATTCTCAAAGTAAACTTTACCATAATATGGTTTCCCATCAATATAACCTTGAACGGTTAATCCAATCAAGTCATAAACCTGAACGACTCTTTCTCCAACTTCTGGTGCGATTGGGTCACGAACAACTTCAAAGACTGGAATCAGTTCTGCATTTACGCCAGTTTTACTGTGAACACAGATGCGAATATTTTCAGTAAATGTTCCACCACGAACAACCTGAACTTGACGAATTCTTCCAAATGGATCACATTGATATGATAATACAGTTCCATTAGGTTCTTTTTTCGTAGTTCCATCTCTATCAACGCATACAGTAACTTCATCAACTCCACAATTATAATTGATTCCTGTTTTTCTGACAACAACATCTTTAAGTCTTAGTAATGCTGGATATTGAGGTGCTGATTGTGGTGGAGGAAGATAACCCACCCCACCATCAATCACAATCACACGCACCACTCTTCCATTCTTAATCTCAGTATCTAAAACGGCTCCGCTGCCATTATCACAAGGATCAATCACTTGAACTAACGGACGACTTGAATATCCATAACCACCATTAACCAAATCAACAGCGAGAATAACTCCATTTTTATCAATAACCGCATTTCCTTCAGCACCAATACCATCACCACCAAAAAAATTAATTAATGGAGATGTGCAAGGTCGCGGTCCTGTATTACATATATCACTTCTGAGCAAATCTTTGATTGTTAATTGATTAACCTGATCGATAGTCAAATATTTGATTTTTCCATCCCCATCCTGAAAAATATAAAGTATTCCCCCAGGAGGAGGGGCAACATTGATTACTCCCTGCATTGATGTATGTCGCTGGCAAACATAATAATATGTTCCTGGTTTCACTCCAGTGGTGTTCCAAGCAACGGTTCCTCTCTCCAGTCCGTTATTTGTTACTTTTCCTGTGGTTACACCATCAGTTATTCCCGTAATTTTTTTTGTTTTAATCCAAAATGGGTGACCAACAGCAACTAAATTAAATACTAAGGTATCTCCTACGGTTACATTCAGAGTTGGATTACTTCCAGTGGCAGCACCAGTGAACTCATAATTACCTGCACCATTGTTTATTACGCCGTAAGTTCTTGTTATAGGTTCGTATTTTTTTCCACCATTAAGTCTATCATAATTATTCGCATCAGAAACTGTAAGTCCCCTAACATATCCCTCTGTTGGACTAATGTATCCAACGCGAATTAAATCTCTAGAGATTGGTGCGATTGCCATTATGCTACTCCAACATCTCCTGCCGGTGTAGAGTAAGTTAGTGCATTACCTATTGCTGCTGCTTCCGCTGCTGTTCCCGCACCAATAAGTGTTCCACCACCTGTTGCCGCTGCCAGTGCTTTTTCTTGTGCTTTTTGAGCATTCGCAATTACTTGTGCTTTTTGTGGTTCGTCCTTGCTTGGTTTTCCACTACCACCCTCTTTGAGTGTATGAGTGTCATTAGCGGAGAAAACTGGCTCTGGGTCACAACCAAACATTTTCATAATTGCACTAATGAAACTGAGAGCAGATCCCATATTAATTTGCCCCATACCACCAAATCCACCGAGACCACCACCAGCACCAAGATTACCCAAACCACCACTCAGATTACCTATAGCACCGACACCACCACTTAATGCACCAAGACCACCACTCACTGCACCAAGACCGCCGCTTAATGATCCAACAGCATCACCAAAAGAGTCACCAATATTTGGCATTTCAGATTCTAAACCATATTCTTTGAGTGTATCAAAAACTTCAGAGTAAATTGGAAGCAGTCCCGCATTAACTCCATTCATAATATCATTAATATTGTTTCCAATTAAATCTCCGACAATTTCTTCCACTGAGCAAACTGGGTTTGGATAATGAGTTTGTGGTGCCAGAGGGGGAGCATCCAATCCACCTCTTCTATCAATCGCATCGTTAATTGATTGCTCAGCAGCATCACAAAGACCCAATCCAATTTTATTAAAAATACAAGAGAGTAGTTCCAGTGCTTTGATCATTTTATCTAAAAGATTATTATGTATCGTAGGTGGTGAAATCTTAAAGATAGGTTCTAAAATTTTTGAGAACAAATCAGTGATAAAGTCACGAATTAACTGAATAATTGTCATCAAAAATTTAGCGATATCGCAGGCTGCTGTTTTAATGGCATCGGCAATCGCACCCGCAGAGTTAAGCACACTACTAACAGCGTCTGCATAACTGCTCAATGCACTCTGAACTTTTTGTATTTGATCTGTTAGATTCTGTAATATTGTCTGAATACCCTTCATCGGGGATGATGCTTGTGGATCAGGGCAATCTAATGGAAACTTTTGTTTCATCAAATCTGTTACCATTTTATCAGCAGCTTTCTCAAGATGTGGCGCTGTTGGACTGTTTATTGTCGCTGCTGTGCCTGGTTTTGGTTGCTCTGTTTTTAAATTAGTGTCGTTTGCACCTCTATCTGGTGGTGGGTCTTGTCCTCCTCCACCACTTTGTGATGTAAAGTTTTGCCCTCCTGCTGCACCTGTTGAATTTTCCTGATCAATTTGTGCATTCGCACCAAGAATACCCATAATTATAGGAACTTGTTGATCCTGAGAATCTATAAAAAATCCAAATACAAAGTTTCCCTGACGAATCGCAGGTGTTTGCCAGGATCCACCCTGCCCACCACCAGATGTGATTGGATACATCACCTGTGCCCAGGGTAGATCTTTAGATTTTAAAGTATTCTCATCTTGGTCGTGTAATCCGATGATTCTAACTTTATACCGATATCCCCACCCAGGAATTTCACTTACAGTTTTTATTTTTTTATCATTAACATTTTCACGCCACTCTTTATCATCAGCGACTTGACCAACCCACCAATTAAAACTGCCGCCTAAAAATCCAGGATTAAAGAGAGACCCACCTTCCATTTAAATCAGTCCTCGTAAACTTTACACTCTGATGCATCTGGATGTTCATCACAATACATCTCAAATGCTGTTGGATCGTGCTCCTCATCAGGATGATTCGCTTGATACTTCTCAAGATGATCCAACTCATCTTCCACATGCCGACGCATTTGTGGAGAGAGTGTTGGATTCTCTAGTAAATCTTTATCGTCATTAATATGTTGCTGAATGCTTTTGTCTAACATTGTTATAATGGAATACGTTTCGTGTGATTACCTTTTCTACCAAAGGAATCTCTAACAAGATTCATTTTAGTATAGGTTTCTTTTGGAGTAATATAGTGACACAAGTCTGCTATTATATATTCGCCAGAATACTCTTTATTCAGTTCATCACTTTTTAATGGACGAAGACCTGGAGTATCTAAAAACACTTTATCACCTGCGTGTAATGAAAAATCTCCTGCGATTGTAATTGTCTGCATTCCTGCGAACATTTGATTATAACGACGAATTGCTTGGTTCAGAACACTTTGCGTCTCAAAGTTTTGATCTTTTGATTTTCCAATTTGTTCTTTAACTCCTCCCGTTGGAAGAGTTCCGACATCTAATAACATATAAGTTGTGCGAGTGCAGGTATTTTTAAATTTCTCATTAAGCACTGGTAGATCTTTACCCGCCAGTTTTGTTCCTTTCTTTGACTCATCTGCTGTTTGTAGAATTACTTTATACTCACAGGTAAATGGATTAAAAAGAACAAGTCTAGTTCCGTATGCGCCCATTTGTAACTTATCCTGCACATCTACAGCATTATCTGATTGTTGTTCTAAAACTTTTCCATCATATCCAGCAGGGACTTGACCACCTTTATCACTTGATTCATTAAAAATTAATGACTTTTTCTTTTCTTGTGCGAATAAACTATCAATAGATTTGAATTTAAATCCTTCAGAAGTTTCAAAGAAAAAGAATCCAGCACTATCTCCCTTCTTACCATCTTTACTTGGAACTGCTGCTTTTGATAACCAATTTAATGCATAATATGGTTTGCGATTATTGCCGATAAAGTTGTAATTGTTTGTAGTTTCTTCTATGTCTGTTTTCTTTTTAGTCTTCAAATTATTTGTGAGTATTTTTTTAATATGTTCTGATATTTTACCATCAAATCTTGTGTTTAGTCTAGACTTTATATCTTCATTACGGAGAAATTCCTCTGACACCATACTAATCATAACCCTAGATTTACCAGTATCTTCATAGACTGGTGTTACTTTATTCACATGCAAAGTTACCTTCATTTTATTTTTATTATTATCCTCAAATGCAATATTAACTTCTTCTGTGCCGACTAAAGGGAGACCTTCTATTGTTGATTTACCATCAATAGCACCACCTGTATCATCAAACATAATTTCAGCCTTCACAGTATCCTGCAAAATACTCTCAAAATACATCAAGCGAGCAAGACGAGGACCAGGTGCATCTAAACCACCCAGCAAACTTACAACTTTACTTTTGTCTTTGTTTGATTTGATTTCTGCTTTGGTTATAAAGGAAGATGAAGCATTCCTTGATACGTTTGCTTGTGCCATAGTTTATTTCCCCTAATTATATTTAACCACC